GAAAATTGATGAGCGAGGAATATTTAAGAATGATGATGAAATTGGTTTCATGTACGAACAAATTAAAGAACTCCAGAGAATACTATCCAATTTTAGGATAGATAAATTATGAGCACACTACCCCCGAGAAAAAGAAAAAAGAAAACAAAAAATCAATATTTTACTCAAGCAACAGAAGATGCTATAGTAAGATATAATGCTTCAATTGACCCCGAAGAGCGTAGTGAGATCTATCGTAAAGATATTCACTATGCTTTTTTTAAACTTACCGAAAATATAATTCATACTTTTAAATTCTATTATACAGAAGTAAATGAAATTGAGCATCTTCAACATGAAGTAATTACATTTTTATTAGATAAGATCCATTTATTTGACCAAACACGAGGGTTTAAAGCATTTTCATACTTTGGAACAATTGCTAAACGGTATTTAATAATTCAAAATACTCAAAACTACAAAAAAAGAGTCGAAAAAGCCCCAGTAGAGGAATTACACCATGATTTAAGACATTCTTATGATATGGATTATAACCCTATGGAAAAAGATGATTTATCCGATTTTTTAGATGAGTATTTAGAATATTGTACTAAAAATATTTATGATTTATTCCCTAAAGAAAAAGATGCAAAGGTAGCAGATGCTATTTTAGAAATATTTAGAAAAAGAGAACACATAGATATTTTTAATAAAAAAGCTATTTACCTTTATATTAGAGAAATGGTAGATGTTAAAACACCTCACATTACTCGTATTGCGGATCAATTAGGGGATTTATTTAAAAAGAATTTTATTTTTTATAAACAATACGGGTATACAAACTTTAATTGATTCCTATATTTATCGCCATGGGACAGTTAGATAAAAATATATTTGGTAAGAAAAAATTTTCCGATATTTTAGAGGAAATTTATAATAATCAAAAGAAAAAAGAAGAACAAATATCTACCCTTATATCAGAATTAAAACCTTTAATTCAAGATATTGGGGATGCTACTCTTGTTGTTCCTTTACTTAAGGAATACTTAGAAATATCAGTTAAAAATGATGAACAACTCATTAAAATGGCTACTATTATTCAAAGGGCTGTTCAAAATGATGGGGATGATGATGGTAATTTTGGTATGACCGAAGAGGAAAAACAACAATTACTAAATGAAGTAAAAAAATTCGGAGAAGATAAAAAGAAGAAATAATGCCTCAACAATTTTATGGTATATCTTCTCTTACTAGAACTACTGAACCTACTCAAGGAGGTTTAACAGATATTGCCCCTAGTATAGTATCTGTTAGAGTAAAAGATATTATCCTAGATAATACTCATCCCGATTTTGAGAGTTATGGAGGGTGGAATGGGGTAGGTACTATTTTTTATGATGCTATAAATTTCCCTTTTGCTTCAGAAACCGCAGTAGATGCTAAGCCTTTATTTTCAAATCAAAAGTTTTACCCTCTAATAAATGAGTTAGTTTCTATAGTATTTTTAGCATCCACAGCCACCCAGCACAATACAAATATTGTAACTGCATATTATTTACCCTCTATTAACGTATGGAACAGCCAACATCATAATGCTTTACCCGATCCTACACAAGAACCTAATCCAAATTCTCAACAAGATTATAATCAATCTACAGTAGGAGTTTCGCAAGATGTAAGGAGAGTAAATGATAATTCTACTGAAATAGATTTAGGGGAAGGATTTAATGAACAAATCAATACCTATCCTCTCCAAGCTTTTATAGGAGATAATTTATTCGAAGGAAGATGGGGTAATTCTATTAGATTAGGAAGTACAATTCAAAACAAACCTAATGAATGGTCTTCTATAGGTGAGAATGGAAATCCTATATTGATTATAAGAAATGGGCAGCCTAAAGAAATAACACAAGATAGTTGGATTCCAATTACGGAAAATATTAATAAAGATCAATCTTCTGCATATTTTACTAATGGTCAAAAATTACCTATTGAAATGGCTAGTGAAACTTATACTAGTTATCAACAGGGTCCCTTAATTGCAAGTGAATTTACAGGCAATCAAATAGTCCTTAATTCAGATCGTTTAGTATTTAATGCAAAAAATGATCATATATTATTATCCTCTAATAATTCAATTAGTTTAAATGCATCTACTTCTATTAATGTTGATAGTAAACAATTTACAATAGCAGGGGGTAATATCCATTTAGGAAATAAAAATGCAACTGAACCTCTTTTGAGAGGAGATATCACAGTAACTCAACTCAGTAATATGATTGAGGCTTTAGTTCAATTCTTTACTTTATATTCTAATGAACCCCCCAATGCAAAGATAGCATCAACACCTCTGGCGTCTGCTAATGTTATTCCTGTTTTAAACTCTGTTAAGACTATACTTCAATCTCAAGCCAAATCTAAAAATAATTTTACAATATAATGGCTAGTGATTTTTGTAACATACCCTCAAATAATGAAACTTCGCAGATATTAAAACTTTTACCTGCTCTTCCTAGTATTCAAAGATTAGTAAATGTTATTTTACAAAAAGTAGATGATATTAAAAATAAATTTACTTTAAAAATTGAAGAATTTTTAGCTCAATTTGAACAGGGTTGTCCTACTCCTAAAGAAATTGAAAAAGCTATTAATATAAGAAATAAAGCTGTTACTGAATTAAAAAAAGTATATGATTCTGTTGATAGGATAGCTGATAATATTTCAGGGATTGCTGGGTTTATATCTTTAGTTGTTACTATAGTAAAAATAGCCCAAACTGCAATTAGTGTAGCTTCCCTAACCCAGCTCGTTCTCCCATTTATCCCCGCTTCAATTTTAGCTAAAATTAATGCTGCTACTGAAATCGCTCAAGGTGTAATAGACAAAGTAAGATTCAAAACTGATGGGGAGCCTAAATTAGTTCCTATTGTAAATGGGATAATATCTGCTAATATTGCAATTCAATTATTTGCATTAGCTTTAAAAAAATTAATTTGTGCTATAGAAGCCCTAGACCCCCAAATATTAGCTTGTATTGAAGATGGAACTGATGCTGAATTAACTCCAATTGATCCCTCTATAATTTCTTTTGTAGAAACAACTTTAGAAGAAAATCAGGAAAGTATTATTGAAACTACTTATAGGGGTTTTATATTTGAATTAGAAAAGGTACCATTTAGTTCTACTGTAAATCGAACAAGAGCTAATGCCCTAAATAAAGATGGAATAATAGTACTTCAATCAGAATTATCTTTTACTAAGGATCCTTCAATTCTAATAGAAGAACTTAAATTTACTATAGATAAAGATAATTTAAGAGTAGAGTAATTAAATATTTATGACAAATGAAACAAAACATATTAAAATCATTGATTAAACAAGCCGTTAAGGAAGCCATACAAGAAGAACTAAAAGAAATTCTTTTAGAAGCAGTGCGGGCTCCTAAACAACAAGTTATAGAACATATTCAACCCCAAAAGGTTGTTGATGGTCCCTCTATGAGTTCTACAGAGCAAAGAACAGCTTATAAAAATATAATGGGAGATATGAAAACCCAACTTACATCCCAAAATGTCTCTAAACCTTTCCAACCACAAGGAGGATTACCTGGAGGTGATTTACCATCAGGTGAGGTAGATATGACCCAAATTATGGGGTTAATGAAATCTAAATAATGGCAATTAAACAAACCAACATATTTCCCTTAGATAAGGAACCAAGGAAAGCTGTTGGTATTGCTTACCCTTTTTCTGCCTTTGCTGTTTCAGGTTCCGCTACTCCCTTTAAATCTAATTTTACTACTAGGGAACAAATAAAATCTAACTTAGCAGTATTCTTTACTACTAGTAAAGGGGAAAGACCTTTAAATCCTAATTATGGAGGTGGTTTAAAAGATATTTTATTTGAACAATTAACTGATGGGACTTATGATATAGTTCATAAAAGAATAACAGATGGGCTTTCCATCCACTTCCCCGAAGTAAATATGAAAAAATTAGAAATATTAGAGAATATTGACCAAAACCAATTAAAAATAGTTATATCTTACACAGTGTTTAATAATAATGAGGATACCTTAGAATTAAATCTTAGTGCCTAATGATCAATAGTAATAAAGATATAAAATATATAGATAGGGATTTTGATACCCTAAAAAATGGGTTAATAGAGTTTTCTAAAACCTATTTTCCTAATACTTATAATGATTTTTCCCCATCTTCTCCGGGGTCTATGTTTATAGAAATGGCTTCGTATGTAGGTGATATACTTTCATTTTATATAGATAACCAAGTCCAGGAAACTTTTTTACAATACGCTAGACAAGAACCTAATTTATACGACTTAGCATATATGATGGGGTATAAACCCCGAGCAACTGGAGCAGCTACTGTAGATGTTGATTTTTTTCAACAATTGCCCTCAAAACAAGTAGGAGGAACATATGTTCCTGACTTTAATTATGCTCTTACTATAAAAGAAAATTCTGTTTTATCTTCTAATTTAGGAGAAAGCACTACATTTTTAACTCAAGATTCTATTGACTTTTCGGTATCATCCTCTTCGGATCCTACAGAAATTACGGTATACACTACAAATGGGGGTGATGCCGATAGATTTCTATTAAAAAAGACTCGTAAAGCTTTATCTGCTGCTATTAATACTACTACATTTACATTTGGTGTAGCTGAACAGTTTCCTACTGTTACTTTAAATGGTCAAAATATTATAGGAATACTAGATATTACAGATAGTGATGGTAATGTATACACTGAGGTAGATTATTTAGCTCAGGAAATGGTATTTGAAAATGTTAAAAATACCGAAGCAGGGGAAACTTCATCAGGTCCTTTTGGCCCTGATCCTAATTTAGATGGGGATAGATCATCTGTGCCTTTTTTACTTAGATTAAAAAAAGCCCCTAGAAGATTTGTTACTAGATTTAAATCTAAAACTAAACTAGATATTCAGTTTGGTGCGGGAACCCAAAATGATGGAGATGGAGAAATTACTCCCGATCCTTCTTTTGTAGGTATGGGTCTTGCTTATGGTAAAGATAAATTAACAACAGCATTTAATCCCGCTAACTTTTTATATACCCGAACTTATGGTATAGCCCCTAAAAATACTACTTTAACAGTTAGATACTTAGTAGGAGGAGGAGTAACAGCTAATGTTCCCTCAGATGTATTAAATACATTAGCGGGTAACATTAAATTCCAAAATGTAAATCCCGGGAACAACGCATTAGCCCAGTCTATTTTTGATTCAGTAATAGCAAATAACCCCATAGGAGCATCAGGAGGAGATGATGGAGATTCCATAGAAGAGTTAAGAGAAAATTCACTAGGTTCTTATGGAGCTCAGTTAAGAGCTGTAACCCAAGAAGATTATTTAATAAGGGCTTTAAGCCTTCCCCCTGAGTTTGGGACTATAGCTAAGGCATTTATTCGACCCCAACAAATAACTTCTCTTGAACCAGGAGAACAACCCAGAACCTTAGATTTATATGTTTCAGCATATAATAATCTAAACCAACTAACAAATGCTTCTACTGCATTAAAGCAAAACTTAGCTACTTATTTATCCCAATTTAGAACCGTTAATGATTCTATTAGGTTAAGAGATGCCTTTATAGTAAATATTGGGGTTGATTTTGATATAATCATATTGCCTAATTTTAACAGTAACCAAGTCATTTCAGACTGCATTACACAGTTACAGGGTTATTTTAATATAAAAAATATGCAAGTTAATCAACCTCTTTTATTAAAAGAAATATTTGTGCTTTTAGATAAAGTAAATGGAGTCCAAACTGTAAGTAGTGTTGATATTACTAATAAAGTAGGAGGGAATTATTCTCAATATGCCTATGATATAAAAGGGGCTAATCTTAATAATATTATATACCCCTCAGTTGACCCCTCAATATTTGAAGTTAAATTTCCAAGCACCGATATAAGGGGCAGAGCAATAGCATTTTAATTATGGCAGTATATAAAATATTCCCCACAAAAGATTCTACTATATATTCTAAATTCCCAGCTAGAAATACGGGATTAGATTCTATTATAGAAACTAGCACGGATAAAGATGCTTATTTAAGTAGATATCTTATTCAGTTTTCTCAAGAAGAAATTAATACTTTAGTGGATAATACTATTAGTTCTTCATATGGTACTAATAGTTCGTTTGAAAATATTAAAGTTAATTTTAAAAATTTTATAGCAGAAATAAGTAATCTAAACACGGATACTACTCTTGAAATCTTCCCAGTATCGGGTTCTTGGAATATGGGAACAGGGCGTTTTAATGATACCCCCGAAACAGATAATGGATGTAGTTGGGCATTTAAATCTTTCTCAGGATCAAATGCTTGGTCAACTAGTAATTTTCGACCTCGCTCAACTGGATCTTATGGAAATGTAGCGGGAGGAGGTACTTGGTATACGGGGTCTGCTTTAGGATTTAATGTGACTCAATCCCAAATATATAACTATTCTAGTAATAAAGATTTAGGAGTAGATGTAACGGGAACATTTAAAACCTGGTATAGTCAATCTAAGGGATTAACATCTAATGGGTTTAATAATGATGGTTTTATTGTTAAACAAAGTATTAGTGATGAAGTAGGTGGGTTATATAAAAATGCAGAAATTAAATTTTATTCTATAGATACCAATACTATATACCCCCCCGCATTGGAACTTAAATGGAAAGATCATTCATTTATAACAGCCTCTTCATCAATCCCTATAATACAAAACTCAGAATTAGTAGCTTCTTTAGATAATAATCCTGGGGAGTTTAGACGGGATAGTATCCATAAATTTAAAATTAATTGTAGACCACGTTTTCCTTCTAGGACATATCAAACTTCTTCAATATACTTAAACCAACACTATCTCCCTCAATCTTCATCCTATGCTATAAAAGATTTAGATACTAATGAATTTATAATAAATTTTGATAATGATTATACTAAAATTAGTGCGGATGGGACCGGAAGTTTTTTCAATTTATATATGAAAGGATTAGAACCCGAAAGATACTACCAGATTTTATTAAAAGTTCCTATGGGGAGTCAAACTTTAATATTAGACGATAATTATTACTTTAAAGTTATAAATGGATGATTAATAGAATCAATTTAAATAGAACTTTATTTGATAAGGATAAATATTCTAAAACAATAGATAATTCGTTTAAAGAACTTTTACCTCCCACTCAAGAAGAAATTGTTGAATCTTTAACAATAACTGATTTTTTTGGGGCATATGATGATTTATTTTTAGAAATACCTAAAACGGGATTTCAATCCCATAATACTTTAATTCAAAAAAGTAGTGAGTATGTAGGAAATGAACAAACAAATGAAGAATTGGATGCCCTGTACTCTGAGATTGCATCATTAAGAACCCAATTGCTTGATACTCAAAAAGAACTTTCGGATATCCAACAGACCCAAATTGAAGATAGTTTACAAAATATAAATAATGGCTGAAGTAATAGTAAATAAAATAACAGGGGAAGTAATTGAAGGATATGATCAAAAGGATTTATCTTTAATTCCTGCTTTTGAAGTTACTTCGCAATTTACCCCTTCAACGGATAATGTTGAATTTTCTATATATAATGAACAGGGGATACTTGAGTATATAAATTATAATTATACTAATTATCAAGTAACCTTAAATTATAATAGCCAAAATAACTCTGTTTCTACTGTAACAGTAGACCCAGAAAAAGATCTTATTAGAGAGGGATATGAGCAAGGAAAATATACTACTTACTATAATTTTGTTAGGAATCAAATTTCTTCTTCTCAAGAATTACCTTTCTTTATAACCCAAATTTCCTCAGATAGGACTGAAATTAGGGTTGTGAATAATTCTTTGTCTAATGAAGAATTAGAAAAAGGAGTTAATAATTTTATATCTGAATTGGGAGATTCTCCCTATTTTGAAGATTTTAGAGTAAATTTTGGTAATAATAATATTTTTATAGCTAATAATGCTTTACTAGATACCTCTAATGAGACTCAATATACTCTTTTAATAAAATTATATGAACCTTTACCTTCACAAATTGAATTAAAAGATTCACTTGTTGTTACTTTACAAACTGCGGATGAGATTTCTTACAAAGTATCTTTTAGGGATAAAGTTATCCCACCTCCTAAACCTTTAACCATAGGAGGACCGAATTTTGCTTTAAATTTAGCAGATAAAGCTAATAATGCCACTAAATATAAAACATCAGGGGAATTATTGACTACAAATTTAACTTCATCATATAACCAGATTCTAAACATTTTAAATGAAAAAGGGATTGAAGTTAATATAGATTATAGTGATTTTAATAATTTTATTTATTTTGGATCTGCTGAAGAAAGAGTTAATAATTTTTATTATAAAGTAGGACTTATAGAAGCTTATGATAATGAAATTACTACATTAGATGGTTTAGGTGATAGTGATGTATCTTCTAGTTTAGCAGTTTTACAAAATAAAAAACAACAAGTAATAGTTAATTTTGACGACTACGAAAGATACCAATATTTTTCTTCAGGCTCATCAGACATATATCCTAAAACTAATACTACTCCTACTTATATTTTAGCAGGGACTGGGAGTGCTCTTGCTTTAGCATGGTTGGAGGATCAAGCTACTAATTCGGGGTCACTTTATGATATAGAAAGTGTAGATAGATTAGCAAACAGCCTCCCAGATTATGTAAAAGATGACACCAGAAATACTACTTTCTTATTGTTTATGGACATGATAGGCCAACACTTTGATACTATATGGACATATACAAACGATGTATCTAACAGATTTGATGGAGATAATAGAATAGATCATGGTATTTCAAAAGACTTAGTAAAAGATGCCCTAGTATCTATGGGTGTTAACATTTATGGAAATAACCAGTCTGATTATGATTTATTTACAGCTTTAACAGACTTAAACCCAACAGGAGGTACAAGTATACCTTCAGGAAGTGAGATAAATACTACTACAGTTGATATAGCAGACCCACAGTCCCAAGAAAACTTAGTAAAAGGGGTTTATAAACGTATTTTCCATAATTTACCTTATCTTATTAAGAAAAAAGGTTCAAAAGAAGGATTAAGAGCATTAATTAATTCATTTGGTGTCCCCGCTGGTCTTCTTAGGATTTCAGAATTTGGGGGATATTCAGGTTCTTTAGATTTATGGAAAACTACCAAAGCAGTAGATAACCAGGTTTTTACCGGAGGAACTTTTAATACATCATTAACTCTTAGTAGTGGTGGTACACCTAAAGGGATTTTATTTAGAATAAGATGGAACCCCACAGGTTCTATTAACCGAGATAGTTTTCAAATCCCTAATAGTGCAGATATAGCTTCTTTTGGGAGTGGTATGACATTAGCTTATACAGGTAATGGAAACTTAAGTGGGAGTTACAGTGGTTCTATACCTTCTTCTAGTTTAGATTTTTATAAAGGTAATTTACTGATGAATGGTGCTGTTGTAACTGCTCCATTCTTTAATGGTGAGTGGTGGACTATTTACATCCATAACAGAACACAGTTAAAAGTAGCTAGTAAATTATATAATGGTGATGATGGTTTTACAGATCCTATTTTAATAACAGGTGGAACAGGTGGAGGAATATCAGGTAATACTACTACATTAAAGGGCAATGCATTTGGATCTAATCAACTTGAGTTTCAAGAATTAAGATTTTATAATGCTACCTTAGATGATCAAGAAGTTAAGGATTATGCCATGAATCCCTCTTGGATGTATGATGGAAGAGCAGGAGCACTTAGTAAATTACTTTTTAGAGCTCCTTTAGGAGCAGACGGAAGAAATGATTATGTAGTTTCAACAAATTATAGCTCAGTCCATCCTAGTGTGGGAGGAAGTAACCCAGTATCTTCATTTTCTGGTAATAGTAATTATACTTTTTCTACCCCAGGGACCTTAGCTTTTACTAATAATAGTGAATTTGTTTATTTAAAAGAACCTGTAGTAGGAATTAAAAATAGAATATCCCAAAAAATTACGAATAATTCTCCTAATTTAGCAGGAACCACTTTAAGTAGATTATCAAGTATTGAACAAAATGGGTTAAATAAAACTGCCCCTTCTGCAACTCCTGCTGTAGATTATACTGAAGTAGCTTTTTCTCCTCAAAATGAAATTAATGATGACATTGCTAATACTTATGGAAATACTGGGTTTGATTTAGGAAATTTTATAGGAAATCCTAACCAATTCGAACCCAGAAATCCCGATAAAGCTAATAACCAATATTTAGCTTTAAATAAGGAGTCTGAAGAATATTTTGCAAAATATAATAAAGCATATGATTGGCATGATTACATAAGACTTATAAAATATTTTGATAGTTCTCTTTTTAAAATGATAAAAGATTTTTCTCCTGCTAAATCTAATGTAACAACAGGAGTAGTAATTAAACAACATTTATTAGAAAGAAATAAATCTAAAGTAGTATCGGGGAGTATAGAAAATTTAACTTATTCTGGATCTATTGGTCCTGAATTAACATGGGATCGTTTCACTAATGGAACTGGGTCGATTTTTAAATTAAAAAAAGGTACCATAGGTAATATTGAAGGAGGAGGTGGAGGAGTATTTAATGCAGTTAATGGTTTAGAATATTTCTATTCAGGAAGTGTATTTAACAGTAGAGGCGAATTACTTACAGATGGAGGAAAACCTTTCCCACCTGGCCCTTATATTCCCACATCTTTTGTTACTCAGGTATTCCAAGATATCATCCAAACACCATCTGGGTCATTAAAAATTACTCGCGATACTCAACAAGAATTATATAATGGAGAGTTAAAAGGAACTGAGGTTAAAGTTACTGATGGTAATTTAAATGTAAGTGTTCCTAAAGAAACTGATGAAAGTTTTATTGCCCCTTATAACACTGTAGCGGCTTTTGATAATTTCGATCAGTGGTTTACTGAAATACAAGGATCGGGGGTAATTAATGGAATAAGTTTATATTATTTTTCTACTTTTCCTGAAATGGAATTTGCTATTACATTTGAAAGTGATGATCAAAATGGTGTTAATAGAAACAAATATCTTAGTGAACTTACTGAAGGAGATACATTATATATAAAAATAACAAATGGGGACTTTAATCAGGGTCAAGTAAAAGAATTAGTAATATCATCAATTTCAACTCAATCTGTAGGCCCCCACACTAGATATCTTTTTTATATTTCCCCAATACTAACAGACTTCCCCGGTCTTGACTTTTTACTTAAAGCTTCAACAAATGGTTTTAATTTTGATATAGATTATTCATTAGTATATGATGATTCATTAAAGGAAATTTTGGGAACAAGAGATGATAATGATCCTCTTTATAATAATGCTTCTGAAATTAGACAATCTAGTGTATTTATGGATGTAGATTATTCAACTCAATCTGGTAGTTTATCACCTATTAATATGACTCAAATAAAAGCTCAAACAGCTACCCGTGCCCCCGTGCAAGATTCTAATTACACTTCAACAGGATATAGTAATGCTAGATATCATGGAACTAGAGTAAGTTCACTAGGATTTAATATACCCTTTAAACAGCAATAATAAATGGCACTAGCACCAAATAATAATTCAAGACCACCTACAACTTCCCCAGTACCTGAACCGCAAGGACAGAGTGCAGCTCAACAGCAATTAAGTGCACAAGATAGATTAGAAGCAGAAGTCGGATTTAAAATTAGAGGGGTATTAGGAGGCCTCCCAGTTGCGGAACAAAGACAAGAGTATTTTGTTGTATTTAACGAAGCAGGAGATACAGGTCCTGAACTTATAGATAAAACTCAATATAGAGTTACTTATTTGGTGGATTCAAAGTTAAATACATCAAAACCCGCTGAAAATAGTGATTCCGCTATAAATGTTACTCAAAATTTTGAAGAAGGGAAAACCGCAAGTGTAAGAGCAGATAATGCAACTTCCTTAAATAAAAATTTAACAGGTGATTTAAGTATATATGACGTAGGTACTATAAGGTTAATTGCAACTACCGAAACAGGATCTTCTCCTGGAGGTTTTCTTCAAACAATGAGCTTTGAACAACCTGGTGGGCAATCTATTATATCTGATGCTTTAGATTTAGCAATAGAATTCAATGCTGCTCAGATTAATGATGCATTGGGAAATGATGATTCAATATTTGGAGGTAGTGGATTTTTAGTACCATATCCAACGGCATCCAAACCTATTGCATCTAATAATGGTAATCCTTTTTATGATACTATAAATGCTGATCCATTTAATACTTTAAAAATTATAAGAAATACAACAGAGGGAGGTACTCGTATTAATATATTATTTAATGTCTTTCTTCAATCTAATTGGAGTGCAGCAACAGATCCTGATGTTCCCCCTGTTACAGGGATTATTAGACTCGAATACCAAGATGCAGGAGTTGGGGATTTTGTTGTTATTGATACTGATACTTTTTCTATTCCTGTGAATAATACCAATTATTTCTACCCAGCAGTTAGTACAATTGGATTTGGTCATTTCCAAGCCGGTAGTAAATTTAGGATAAGAATAATAAGACAAGATGGAGGTATAGATCTTCTAGGAGGTACTGAGTTTTTTATAAGGGGAGGTAAATGCAAAGTTACCCAAGAATATCTCCCAGGGCTCGTTTCAGTTCCTGGGTTGAATGCCGCTACTGCTAATTATTTTGACCCGGATTTTACTACTTTTCAACCTATTAGCGAATCTGAAAATCAAACGGGGTATTCTATATTAACTTCTTCGATTGAATTAGGATATTTTATTAATAATGGGTTCCAAGCTATATTAGATGATCAATGTAAAGCCTTTGATCCTAATGGAGATACTGTAACTTTTGAAACAATTCAAGTACCTTACACTTTTAAAATAGGAGATGAAATTAGATTTGAATACAATAAAAATAAAGTTCATAAAGTAGTAGGAGTTGATAAGTTAACCACGGGAGCATTTCATATAACGGTATCTCCTTTAGTAACTTCGGGCAGTCTAATAAACCATTTTACCCATTATAGAATAGTGGAAGATGGAGGTTACATTATTTTAAATGTTAAAAAAGATAACCAAGTTTCAGCAAATCAACCCTTTAGTGGTGTAATATTACCAAAATTCCCCTCAGAAAATTTAGAAGCAAAAACAGATGGTTTAATTTTTGAATTAAAGCAAGCAGGTATCATAGAACTTTAAAATTAATAATATTTATATGTATAATAAAACACAATGGGATATTTAAATAACGCTGTAGTAACTGTAGATGCTATCTTAACTACAAAAGGTAGAGAATTATTAGCCCGTGGCGATGGGTCATTTAAAATTACTCAATTTGCATTATCAGATGATGAAATTGATTATACTTTATATAACCCCACTCACCCTTCGGGTAGTTCCTTTTATGGTCAGGCTCTGGAAAACATGCCTTTACTAGAAGCAATTCCTGATGCTAATCAGAATTTAAGATATAAATTAGTTACTCTTCCTAGAGGTACTGCTAAAATGCCTGTTTTAGATGCAGGTTTTTCTGTTATTACTTTAAAACAAGGAGCATCTCTTGCTATTACCCCACAAACATTAAATTATCTAGGTAATAATCAAGTGTTTGAAAGTAGTGGATATTCGGCTACTATAGCTGATATAAGAGCTTTAAGCCAATTTAATGGAGTTGGAGTTGATTCTTCAAACCCAGGAATAAATTCAACCCAAACTTATGGTACTAGTGTATCAGCAACGGTTGTTGGAACCACTATTAACTTAACAGCCACCACAGTAAATACCTTATTTGGGGCTAATACCGTGATAAACACTTCATTATTAATAACAGGTAGAGATAGTGGTGCTAGAATTACTATACCTGTTAATATTACAAAAACAAACGCTTAATAAATGTCATTTAATAGATTACAGCCTGAGGATTTTTTAATTAGTGCAGACTCTGTTGCAGGGGGAGCATTTAGTGGAAATATTCCTACTTTAACTACTTTTAGCACTTCTTCTGTACAAGAAGCTGGGCCAAGTGGTCCTTATTTTATAAATGCCTTCCAGTCAGCATCTACTGCAACTGAGTCAGAAATTCAATTTGCTATAGCCTACGGAGATAATAAGGGTTCTGGATCTGTATTATTTGATAATTCTGTGGATGGGAAATCTCCCTCTTCTGTGGTATATGGGCAATTTCAAAATATTGTTTTAGGTGATGAAAACGCAGCATTTACATATGATAATATTACCCCTACTGAACAATATTTTTATGTTATAAGTGTAAATAGAGCCCGTTATAAAGGAAATATTCTCCCTGGATCTATGTCATTAAGACTAAAGGTTGGAAGTAATGTATTATCATTAACAGATAATAGTACTAATACTAATACTGTATCTTTTAATGAAGCAGGTAGAGTATTCCAAATGATATCAGGATCTGCTGGGGTTGCATTTTCTACTCCGAACTCGACAGCTTCAGGATCTTATGGCCTTTTCCTTCCAGATATTGGAACTATTCTACTTAATGGTCCTGCTTTAGATACGGCTTATGGAGTAGGAGGCGGAATTGGTTTAGCAACTAATAGAACTACTAATTCAGATCAAAAGAATACTAGAAAATTATTTAATTCAATTAAATTAGCTGCAAACTTTACTATGAATAGTCAAGAGACTGTAACTTCTGATTTTGTTTTTGTAAGAGCAAGAAACTCAGAATATAATTACTCAGCAAATCCCTCATTTATTACGGGTTCTACTGGGGAAGTAGTATATTCAGATTTTATAAATGCCCCCCAAACATTTATTACATCAGTAGGTTTATATAATGACTCTAACGACTTATTAGCAGTTGCTAAATTAAGTAAACCTCTTAAAAAAGATTTTACTAAAGAAGCCCTAGTAAGAGTTAAGTTAGATTTCTAATGAATGAGTTACCTAAAAGGATTAACCAGTAAAGATGTAATTGTAAGTCCACTTACAGTTCACAAGACGCATCAATATGCTACAATTTCAAATGCAACCAAATCATTAATAGGGTTAGCTCAATTTGTTGGAAAGCAGGATACATATATTACGGGATCTAGCACGGGAAGTGCTCCTTTAGTATTTAATTCTATTAAACAACTCTATTACGGTAATTATATTGATAGTCCAAATGGATTATTAAATACAGCTTCTCGTACCCAATATAATGAAGATGGAACAGTTGAGGGCCCCGTATTAAATAATTTATATGAAAATAATATAAGTTCTATAAATGAACTTAGGAAATTACCCCCAGCATCTGGTAAGATGAATGTTCTTACTATCCCTAGAGCAGTATGTGGAGATTTTATTAAACCCGGATCTTTTGATTCAGTATACTTTAATGAGGATGGGGAAGGTAATTTACTTAAAAAGTCTGATAGTACTAAAGTAGGAAATATTATATATGGGGCGGGAGTAGTAGTATCCGATGGATCACAAATATTTCAAAATCCAACATTTAAATCCTCTTATACATTATATGAAACACAGTATAAATGTACTGTAGAAGCTAGTGAATTTAATTTTTCAATGAATCCTAGTTTGCTATCTAGTTCTATAAATAAACAAGGCAAAGTTAGAGAATCAGGGAGTGCATTTTATGAGGATTATGTAACGGGATCAGATTTTACCCCTTTTGTTACTACAGTAGGACTTTACAATGATAATAAAGAATTAATGGCAGTTGGGAAGCTTGCTCAACCCTTAGCTCTTTCTCAGTATGTTGATACAACAATATTAATTAATATAGATAGATGAATTGGTTATATAATGGAAAAGAAATCACAGACATATCACAATTTCCCCAAAATACATTTGGGTTTGTATATGAAGTGATTACCCCCGAGGGTAAGAAATATATTGGAAAAAAAGTTTTATTCCACAATCAAAAGAAAAAACTTACTAAGGTTGAGCTATCCGAACAAACAGGTCGGGGGAGAAGAAAAACATTTAAAATAGTTCAAAAAGAAAGTGATTGGAAAAAATATTATGGATCCAATTCACATCTTAAAAACCAAATTACTAAAGGAGAAGTTACGCTGGAAGATTTGAAAAAACAAATTATTGAATTAGCTTTCGATAAAAAGCACCTTACTTATTTAGAAACTAAATTATTATTCCAGCTTGAAGTATTAGAACAACCTAAAAAATATTACAATGATAATATATTAGGTAAGTTTTTTACATCAGACTTTGCTCCTTAAATTAAGATTCGTATATTACCACCAATGGTAAATCAGTTACTAGTATCTTTAATGGACTCTGTCCTGGGTAAAGGTAAACAAACATCCAGGGGCAATCATGCTTACCACTGTCCTTTTTGTAAGCATCATAAACCTAAAATGGAAGTGAACTTTACAGAAAATAAAAAAGGACATAATCCTTGGCATTGTTGGGTGTGTAATACCCGAGGTAAGACTATCCCTAATCTTCTAAAGAAAATAGAAGCATATGATAAAATCGAAGAAGCCAAACG